AGTATTGTCAGCCCTGTCGTGTTTTGGGGGCGTTTTTGAACGCCATATGTGCCAAGTAATTAGGGTCCTGCTCAAGTTTTTTGGTAATAGCAGCTTCTAGCGTCGCTTGTTCGCGCGAACCTGGGTCTTTTTCGACGGCGTATGTGCCGGGAAGCTGTACGGGGGCTGGCTGTTCTGCGATCTCTTTCACGCCCTTCACGAGTTCTTCCAAAATCGACTGCATAGAATCAACTTTTTTAACCAGGGCTTCGTTCTTGGCCTGTTCGGCGCGCAGGGTTTTCGTCAGCTCCTCCGGAAGAGTCACCTCAGCCTTCGCTTTGGCCAATTGCTCGGCCTCATTTTTGGTTTTCTCCATCTTCGAGACGGTGCGGGCCTCGATGAGATTGTCCGACAAATTGCGGGGGAGGAATTGCTTGACGAGACCGTAAACGTTGTCTGGAAGCTCGACGAAGTTTTGGAACATAGCGGCCCATTCTGCATTTTCCAGATCATCCACGTCCTGCCCTTGAAGCAGCTCGGATGTCTCTTCCTCGACCATCATCTTTAAGGTCGAGCAAAGGTCGTCCAAGTTCTGGTGGAGCATCATCGGAACGGTTGAATCATCATTCTCTGTCTTTGCTTCCATCCAGGTCGCGTGCTTGACTGTATGAAGTTGTTCTATGAGGCACGCGAGGCGCGCGCAGGTCGGAAGTCCTTTTTCGAGCTTCATCGCCTCGGCGAAGGTCGTCTTCTTGGTGGACCCTGCCCAATTTTTAGGCAGCACGTTCGTCAATTTCAAAGCTTTCGCGCGCTCGGAGATGGCCGTCCGGTCTACGTTCGAGATGATGGCCTTGTAGAGGTCCGTGGCGGTTTCGATTGGGTCTTTTTCCGCCGGGGGAGTCGTATCGTCCTTCACTGGTCCTTTGCGTTTCCCAACCTGGGCGGCCAATTCCGTAAGGAGGCTTTCGGTGCCGCCTGTGATCTCGGCGACTGCCTTGGCCGCATCGAACGCTTCATTATGGGCGATCATATCGGCCTTCTTCTTAAACAGCGCGCCATCACGATTGGATTGCCATACCTGCTCGCCCTGCTCGGTATTCGCGGGCGAAAGGACCTTGTTGCTGGACGCGGGGTCCGCTCCGACGGCTATTGCAGCTTGCGCATCCGCCTTCTTTTTCTTCGGGTCTTCCGACAACGCCTCTTCTTCTATTCTTTGAGCATCCGCGATAAGGGCATCGGAATGACCCTGCGCGGACTTCTCGTCGATTGGCGACGCTTGGGTAGCCATCGAAGTTTCGAATGATTTTTGGGCCATCTCGATATAGCTGGCCCAGTCTTTATCGCCAGCGGCATTGGCTAGTTCGACGGCCTTCGCCGCCACTTCGGAGTTTGTCGGCATAGAAGGCTTTTCCTTTTGGATGGTAGGGACGTTGAATTTACGAAGCTCGACGGAGCCATCGTTCTTAATCATGGAGAACGTAGCTGTAGGTAGGCACGGGCGATCTACGAGGGATACCTCGATAGGGTCGGCGGTGTAATACTGCACGCCAGTTTCCGGGTCTTTCCAGCGTTTAACGTAGGACCCGCCCTGGGAGAAGCCCGAATAAACTCCCTCCTGGACCTTGATCCATTCTGCGTCATCAACGACTTTTGCGCAGATCTCGATCTGCTTAGCCTCGTCATTAAAATTGATCTGGGTTATCTTGCCAGCCGCGACCGGGCCGTGCATGGCGCGGAGATTACCGAGCGACTTACCGCCGGTATCCTTCTCCATTGTTTCGGACCACTTTTCATAGAGTGGCTTGGTGGTGTCATAATGACACGTTTCGCCGGAGGAATCCTCGACCTCTTCGGTCGCGATCCCGTAAACCAGCCGCCTAGCCTGGTCAATTTTTACGATAGGGATAAACATATTTAGGTCTGTCACTGGTCTTCCACCTTGCCTATGGTTTCATCGAAATCGGGGTCTTCCTCCGCAGCCTTCATGAAGATCTCTAAGTCTGCGGCGAACCTGGCTTTGCTGGCCTCGGATCGGTTGCCCAACACCTCTTGCGCCCATTTGCGCGCCGTCTCGGCGGAACCGGTCTGGACCTTGGGTTTTGTGTTGGAACTGCTTCCGGCGATGGGTCCTTTAGGCGCGGATGCTCCGCCTGCCTTAGAACTGCCAGGTTGCGTGTTCGGAAGGGCGCCAGTAACTTCCTGTATTTCTTTCATGCCCTCTACGGTATTCTGCTTCCACGGGACCATGCCCATAGCCGTGTAGATCATAGGGATGTCCATCGCGGGATCGTCGATTGGTTCTAGCCCAACCTTGACGCGAGCTTCGTTGCCTGAATATACACCATTTTTGAGGTATCCGTCAATGATTACAGCCTGAGCAGATTCGTCTACCGCGTCCTCTCCGCTGAACATGAACTCCACGTCCGGCGCGTCCAGCTCATCTTCGATAATCCCATCGACCAGTTCCTTGATCCATTGCATGATCGGAACCAGGCCCTCTTCCTCCGCCTGGGCCTTTTGGCTCTGAGCTGAGGCGCGGTTTACGCTCTTCGTCAGAGCGGTAGGGGAAATCGAGAAGGCGAAGCATATGATCCTCGCCAACCAATCGTCGAACTCCCCTTTGAGGTCCGGCTCTTTGGTCTGAGTGAGGGTGCCCGCAGGGATCATCTTTAGTTCGCGGCGATGCGCTGCATCTCCACCGAAATATTGGTTGAAATATTGCTGGAATGCCTCAATCATATCCGGGGTCCAAGTGTCCGGCAAAGACAAGAAGGCGTCCGGTATCGTTCCCTCGGTAAAATAGGAAGTGGTGTACTTCTGGCGCTGCAAAGCGATGTTTACCGTCGCAAGGATCTGTTCTACCGGGGAGAAGCCGTAAGGGGTGTGAACTCTTACGTTTCGCGGCTTGTAGATAATATCGCGAATCGAATAATCGACCGCTGGATACCCTTTTAAGATATGCTGATAGGCGACCGGGTAAATCGTTTTGCGGCCGTCTTTATAAGGAAGAGGCGTGCGGCCGAACTGGTCGATGACCGGCTTCAATATCGCGCCATCGATCGGGTACAGGTAGAGCAATTCCCCGCCGCGTTTGCGTGCCTTATAGATAGCGGGGGCATCCGTTACCAGCACGTCTTCCAGCAATATACCAACCCATTCGGACCATGTGTGGAAGCCGTCAGGTTTCTTGAATAACTTCGTAACCCTATCGATCTGATCCGACACGTCTTTTTTGGTATGCCGGTCTTTCGGCTGGACGGTCCATCTCAGGCGCTTGGCCTGGTCTTTGCGTGTCTCAATAACAAGTCGCAGGAGGTCGTATCCGTCTGCGAGCGCCCGCAAGGTCCAGAAGGTCGTGGAATGGTAAGCACGGGGGAGCGTGACGAGGTTATAGCCGGACGGGTAATCCCATTGGCGCCCAGCGACTCCCTCGGGCGCGATAGGGACCATGGGTTCGAGCGGGCCAAACCAATTTGATCCCTCGACCGGCTTAGGCGGAGGGGCGTTCGGGTCCGAATAGCTCTGCGTGACCTGGAAGGCTGAGGAGTCGAGGTAGCGCCCGCTGACACCGCCGCGCGAAGGGGCATTGGCCATTTATTGGCCGCCTTTCATGTCCGCGACAAGGTTCTCGACCTTCAACGTCAAAGCATCAATCCTCGCGATTAGAGCGGCAAAATCGAAAGCTTTCTTCAGGGTCCACCCTAGTTCCAAGAGCCTATGAACGTGCCTTGCTGGAATGGCGAACCCAGAGACCGCATCACCCTTGTAGATGGCGTGATCTATAGAGATCTCCGTGCCTGTAACTCCCTGCGGAGGCAGGACTAGTATAAGATCTTCACTTGACACGGATGTCATATCTACCCTTCCTAGAGCCAATTGTCATGGGATGTATAACAGTTTTTCGACCAATTTGCAAATTTTGCAAATCATAAATCACGCGAGGCTTTTTCAGGTGCCTGTTTTTCTAGCTGGTTCTTGTAAAACTCAATGATCGCGCCGCCGTCTGGCGCGGACAGAAGCTCGGTACAGCCCCAAATCATCGCGTCACAATTATGCACTAGGACCCCGTTCGCAAAGAACTCAGGCTCCCCCTTCACTTTTATATTGTAAACGGGCTGCTTTTGTTTTTCTTCTACTTTCCGCTCCACAGGCACGTGAACAAGTTGCGGGCTGTGTCCGGTTTGCTTGAGGGCTTTCTGGGTTTCGCCGGTACATTTTACCCTGGAACACGACCTCGACCGGGGCGTCCTTTTCATGTATAGCCATTCGTAATATCCTTTCGCTTCCAGTTTGCTGCCAGAATTGAGTCGATGAAGTGGGGTAAACGCGCCGACCGACGCATCGAAAATTGGATGCGGTGCAGTGGCCGTCAGCGCTCCTCCGCTGAAATGCAAGGTCGTTACGACGGCGTTCTCTTGGGTCATTCCAGACCAGAGGACTTCGCGATACCCTTTGCGCGTCAGCACAAGGTCGCCTGCTTTGACGCATTCAATCGGGACCTCCCCTTTATCTGTAGCGACTAAGGTCCCCGCAACGAGGCAGTGGTCAGGGGAATCGCCGCCCTGATACCCCGCGGTGCTAAATGCGCACATCTGATCCTCCAACTTCCGGAAAGTCCCGACGTGATGGACCCGTCCGCGCTCATAAAGTGCGGCTATCGGCTCCGCCCGGATGACCTTCCCGCGGCTGGCCGTGACCATTTTGACGTTCACGTTCGGATTGATGGCCTTTATGACCGCTTCGACCATCGCGCCACCAAAGTTCGCTTCGGCGATAATCGCATCCGCCTGGTATTGCTCGTAGGCGGTGACGACCCTCAGCGCCCATTCCTGCGGAGACCCGCGCATGGAGAGGTCGGCAAGGATGTAGCCATGGCCGTTCGTCCCCTTAGCTACGACGCAGATTCCGATCTCATCAGACGCTAGGTCCTCAGAAGATTTCGCGCCGGAAGGATCGACCGCAATCACGACACGCTGCCGCATCCCCGGCGGTATCTCACTATCGGGAACGCGCAGCTTCTCGATCATCTCGTAATTCCAGAGTGCCCCCTCGACTTCATCCTGATACAGGCCCTCGAAGAACCGCTTTCGCTGTTTTTCTGGCATGTCGGTGAGCGACTGGATGAACTCCTCGGACAGATTATGCGCATTGTCCACCGGGTTTAGAAAGGCCCGGCCATAAGCTTCTCTATTGCGGATCGGCTGTTCGCTAATAGGGTCGAGGCCGAGCCCGAAAAGCATATTGGTCCAATGTTTCTTTCCGGTCGGGTTTAGATCGACGAAACACCGTTGCTTGATAGCAGGGTGGACCTGGGCGAGACGAGTCATAGCAACGAGGAACGACGAATAGGGTATTTGGGACGCCTCGTTGAGGAAAATAGTGATAAATTCTTTACCGAGAATCTTCTCGATCCGGTCCTTATCGTCCAGGCCAGAGATCCAGATTTCCGATTCATTAGGGAGCGTGAAGAAGCCATCTTGCGCGTGCTCAGTTAGCTTAACGCCGGGAAAGCATCTTTTCACGACGGCCGGCAGCGTATCCAAGCCGAGGGACTGCCGGGCTGCATTCGCCTTGAGACGCAAGCAGGCATGGCGGGTGCCAGGGGCTTTGAGCGCGCGGGCCACTATTGCCATCATAATTTCAAACGTTTTGCCGGAGTTATGGTGGAGAATGCCGTTCGCGAAATATTGCTCACTGCCCGGAACGTGGAGAGTGTAGAACGGCTCTATTGCGCACTGCCTAGTAGAAGTGATATGTTCTAGGAGGTACCCGATTTCAGAAGGATGGTCCTTTGACTTATGAATCAAAAATTCACTCGTATCTTGCCCTGGTAGAAGCCGAAGTCGAGAGAAATACCCCAATACCCTCGATAGCCGAGATGGTAGGGATGACAACCCACGGGCTAAGGAGGGCGATGGCAAAGCTAGGGAAACCCCTGCCCGCGACCGCAAAAGCCTCGGTAAAGAGAATCCCCCGTGATTCCCACGAGGATATTGAGTCTTTGGCTGACGAGGGCTGGACTGCCTCAATGATCGCTGAACGCTTCGGAGTCGAGCAAGAAACGATTCGAAAACACTGCCGGAAACGAGGCATATCTCTGCAAACTGGTTTCCGTTCCATGGATAACCACCCGTCCTGGAGGGGTGGAAAGGTTCACGAT